TTTTACTTCCTGTGCCTGTGCCGGGTCGCTTATGTCTTTATCTAAAATAGCTTTTTTAAGTTTGTTAAATGCTACACCCTTGGCTTTGTCTAGCCCCATAGCATCATTAAAAATTTGGGCACAAGCGGCAAACATGTTACGTAAGAATATCGTGCTTATTCCGTTCTTCTCGGTCAGTCAGCTATCGCAGGACTCGTTTGCAGCTATGTTGTCGTCAGGCTTGAAGCGTCCGTTTAAGTTACCACTAGAAGTAGCTAAAGAGTTTATAAAGACGTTGATGGGTACAAGTCAGGCTGCCGCCGCTTTGAACAAGTATGGTGCAGTGGGTATTAAAGACTACTCCGCAGTTATCGCCCGTAACGAGGCAGAGATTGCTGCAGGACTTAAAAAGCCAAGTAATTGGCAGAAGGTATTGTCGCCACTTGAGCGTATCGCTATGGCATCAGATAACGCTGTGCGTCAGGCTGTATACAATTTAACACTCGAAGAGGGTGGGGATAAGGCTACGGCTGTGGAGCGTGCCTTTGAGATTATTAACTTTAAGCGTAGCGGCGATTACCATCAACCCATAAGTCCACTACGTTTTGATCACGACGTACACGCTCGTCTTGGCGTAAGTCTTTGACTTCGTCGGGCATCAGTTGCTTGGCGATGTCATACATATTGAGGGCGGTCTTATTCTTGACCGACCGAGAAACGGTATAACTAATCCAACGCTCCATATTATCAAACACGTTAGATACTTCATCTTCGCTACCACGGATTTTGTAATTCTTAGCAAAGTCTAATAAGCCACGACCAAACTCCTTGGGACCAGCTTTAGCTTCGAGTTGCTCAACACGGTAAAACGGGACGTAGTCCATAGCATCGAGCAGTTCTTCTGCTTGTGCCTCGTTGTACAGACCAGACTGCACGGCTACATCCATAGCGTTCTTACGGATAGCGTTCCACTTGTTACGGAGTTCTTTTAGTTCGGGGAACTCGTTGTACCATTCTAAGGCAGCCTTGATTTGTTCAGGGCTCTTGTGGCTATAGAACTCTTTCTTGCTCTTACTTAATCCCTGTAAACGCTCGGCAACAAACGCCTGATGCGCATAATCACCCATCTTTTCTGCGGATATACCATACTTATTAGCTAAAGCAGATATGTCCTGAATCAAACCCTTCCAGTTATTTTTGTCGTCTTTAGCCGCCCATTTAAAGGCTTCAGTATCATACTCAACGTTACCTTGCTCCAAGAACTTCATAGCTACTGCCTCAGCGTGCGTAGCTTGGGAAGTACTAATCTTGAACATCTGTTCTTTAATAGTTTCCCAATTAGTTCCGGCTGCCTCTAATTCTTGTCTAATTCTGTTAGCCAAAGCCGCATCTGACGAGAACCACATGGTCTCGGTTTTATTTAAGAATTTGTTTAGCCCCTGCTTAGCTTCGGCAGGCGTTACCTTACGCATTTGGAATGGCTGAGTTTTCTCGGGACGCTTGCCAGTATAGCCAGCAGCGGCTTCTATTGAGTCATAACGGGATACTTGTGCCTTGGGTATAGTTTCTTTACCGGTTACTACATCTTCTTGAATCTTGCGACCAAATGCCAAGCTACGGTCTGCGGCAATCATGGTGTCTGCCAAGGCGCTAAGTTTTTCAGTTGGGCTAAGACCTAAAGCACGCAATACAGCACGAGCAAACTCAGTAAATATATTGCCCCGCTGTGTAGGTATCTGTGCCAGTTCACGTTGGAACTCACGGTTAGACATAGCTTCTGAGGCAAACTCAGATAGGTTGGTCATACCGTACCGACTAGCTAACTCAGGGTGGCGCTCTTTTAAATCTTTGTATATGCGATCTAAGTCTGCGACACCTTTGTTAAATGCACCCGCTTCATATTTTTGAATGGCTGAGTGCAAGTAACCATGAGTTAATTCGTGTAATACAGTATGTGAGTCGATTTCTCCTTGGGCAATTCGTACGGTATCGGTAAATGGGTTGTACTCACCATCTGCACCGATTTGTTCTTTGGTCGCTACTTCAATATTAGGTAGCGTAGCGCGAACAGCCAGTAGGCGTTTTGCCACTAGCTTTTCTAAGATGTTATAAGCGCCTGAGTCATTATCAATAATTTCTTGCAGTGCAGCACGAGTATTGCCGCGCTCTACTGCCATAACAAGTCGTGGGGTTACTCCGCCATAGACGTCGTCCCGCTCCACCTTGGGCATCTTAGCTTTGATCTTCTTAAGTTCTTCTTGGGCGGCGGCAATAGCTTCTTCGTTTTGAGCCAACTCAGCCCGACGTAGCTTTTGTTCAGCATTACGACGAGACAAAGATACATTACCCCGAGCTTCGTATTGTTTAAGTTCCGCTATCTTGCGGTTAACAATCTCCATTTGTTCGGGAGATAGACCACGTTTGAAGCGATTAGCCTGTGTTAGGTTTTCTCTCGCGTATAAATCTCCAGCCAAATACTCTAAAGCCTGCTCAGGAGACTTAGTTTGTTGAATATATTTAGCCGCTGCTTGTTGAAATTCTTTTTCTTGGCGTGGGTTTAGTTCTACAGCGGGCGTTTCTAATGTACGCTCGACTGGTCCCTCTCCTGTAATAGCCCGTCCAATAGGACGCTCAGGAGTAACCATTCCTCGTCGTTCAGTTTCTGTAACTCCGGCGGCGGGTTCTCCTCGCTCGCTAAGCACTGGAATGCCCGACTCATCTGTTCGGGCGATAACTTCAGTAGGCCGTCTAACATCTGTCGTCTCCGGTTGGGCAAGCTCTGCTTCTAGCTCGGCTTGTAATGCGGTTTGTTCTTCCGCGGGAATAACTTCTTTAACTTTTTTAGCCCGTTTCTTAGGCTCTGCTATAGGCTGAATTGTTTCTTCTACTTTAGCAGGTTCTTGAAACTCAGGACGCGATAAGAAAGCCTCAAGCTTAGGAGTAACCTTATTACTAACTGTTTTACGTTGCCCATAAGCCTCAATTGCTTCTTTTACTTCCTGTGCCTGTGCCGGGTCGCTTATGTCTTTATCTAAAATAGCTTTTTTAAGTTTGTTAAATGCTACACCCTTGGCTTTGTCTAGCCCCATAGCATCCAAATCTTTTTGCCCTATTACATTTGGTACTGTTTGTGGAGCAAACTTTTTAGTAAATTCTTCTTCACTTAATTCAGACGTAGGTATTGGACCAGCTTCGCTTTGAAAAGCCGTAGTACCGTCGGGATAGACAATCATCGGCACAGTACCAAATGTCGTCGGAGCAGATACCCTCTCGTCGTATGGCAACTGCAAAACTACCTGCTGTGGTTGATTAGTTTCTGCTGCCGTAACTTGTGCTTCTTTTACTGCACGAGCGTTAAATGCACCAGCGGGGCCACCAAATAACGCACCGCCTAATGCACCGAAACCTGCTGCAGCACCAACACCTTTTAGTAAGTCAGTCTCGGGAAATACTTCTTGTACACCAACTTGTTTAGCAAATGCACCACCGCCTTCTTCAATAGCCTCGGAAGCGGCTTCGCCTACAAGACCGCGGGTAAACCCACCGGCACGAGGCAAACCTTTACCAGCCAATGCGCGTTCAATAGTAGTGCCGCCAGGTAAAAACGCAGTACCAATAGATAGTCCGGCAGCCTCAATAGCTGCTACCCGTGCTTTAGATAGTGCAATACCGTTAGCTTCGTCATCAGGAACGCCTTGCTCGCGTAATTGGGTATAAATAGTTTCGTAAGTATCCGCGCCAATATCAGCACCCTGCATAACTGCACCGGTACCAACGGCACCTGATACCCCAGCTTTACCTAAAACTTTTTCTGCACCGGCTTTACCTAGAGATGTCTTAATAGTGTCAGACATCAGCGCTTTAGTAGCGCCGCGAGCTAACATACCACCGCCAAACGAACCAACTAAATTAGGTAGTTGTTCGGTAAAGAACGACGTAAGCAACGCGGGATCGCGTACTGTTTCTTTAATGGCAGTTGTAAACTCAGGAATAAACCCCTCGGCTTGCGCAATTTTTTGCGCACGCATAGTTTCTTTGCCTTTTAGTATTGGAGATTTAGCTTCTTCTCCAAAAGCTTCTAATCTTCTACCCAAACCTTGTAGGCCTGTGTCTCGTTCTTCTGGTTTGGAGATACCGGTAAGTTCGGCGACCTGTCCGGGCAGCTGAGCTAATTGTCCTACACCCGTTGCAAGACTAGCACCAACGTCAGTTAGAGCTTCGCCCCAACCGCGTTTTTGTTTTGCGGCAAGGTCAGGGAAAGACTCTAGAATTTTCTTTCTAGCATCTTCTTTCGATACATCGTCGGGGATGTCCGAAACAACTCTTCCGTCAGGAAGCCTAACGTTGTATGGCATTACTTAGCCTTTGTGTTTAACGAAGACCAAGAAAAGGTTGGATTAGCCGGAGCCGCCGCTGCGCCCCCTACGTTTGTACCTAAACTTGAACTTACCATTTGTTGTGCTTGTAAGTATAAATCGGACGGAGTAACTTCTCCGCGATCAAGTCTAGTTTTGTACTCGCTCATAAGGGTATTAAATGCTTGACCCACTAAACGCGCTGTTTTTTCGTCTCTATTTTGCGCAGACATAACCCCAATCTTTTGGCGCTCTACGTCAGCCATTTCCTTATATCGACGCTCAAACATAGCTGTTTTTTCGCGATCTGCAGCAATCTTTTCTTTCTCCATGCTTAAAGCACCAAGGGTCTTAGCGCGTTCGCGTTCTTCTGTACGGAATCCTTTGATATCTTCAGCGTAGCCTTTAGCGGCACCAATAGCGCCCTGACCAATATTAGTAAAGGCATATGGGGATGTACCGCCCATGATGCCAAGTCCCGCTTCGAGCAGCCGCATGTATTTAGCTTCCTGTCGTGCTTTAGCGGCGTCTTCGCCTTGTTTTAAAAGCATCTCTTCATATATGCTTGGTTTAGGAGCGCCAGTAGCGTCTCCAACGGCGTTTGCGGTAGCAGCTGCTGCTTGTTTAGTTTTAGAAGCGTTGGCGTTTGGAACAATATTACCCGCAGCATCTACTGTTGGGGCGTTTTTTGGTTTTGCAGCTTTAGCTGCGGCTTCATCTTCAAATAGTTTTTGCTCGCTACCAATAATTTTTTCTGCGGGGGCTAAGCGTCTTACTTCTTCGGAAGTAGTAGGAACCCCAGCTACACGCTTACCAATATTTTCCCGGGCTTGTGAGGCGCGGCGAAAACGATCTGCTTGTTGCTCAGGGGTTTCATTAATAAACCGATTAACAGCGCCAGCAAAAGGCTGTCCAATATTTTGCTGATAAGCTTGATATAGATCGCTTGCCTTGGCAAACGGGTTGTAGTTTCTTGGATTAAACAACTGACGACCGGCTTCGTACACACCTTGGCTACGACGCAAGTATGGGTTGGTCTCGTCTGTAGTTGGCATATTCTCATCTACAGGCTGATCTTCGTTGTTTTGGAAAGCAACAATGCCACCACCAGCCATACGTTGCTCGTTATACATATCTTCACGGATCGGTAACTGCGCAACACCAGCGTCCATCATTTCTTGTGGCTGTTGTTGTGGTGCAGCAAGTATTTGCTCAAGAACGGTAGGTTGACCGCCCGCTTGCCGTGTTGCTTGCATCTTGGCTGAAGCGTTGGCTAATTCTGCCTTACGATTAAGTATTGGCAATACCTGCTCTTTGGGTATCTGCCCGTTGCGCGCCATCTGCATAATCATAGCTTGTGGCAGACCAGCAAGCTCATCTAGCGAGCCTGTTTGTTGCTTCATTTGTTTGAGTGCGCCAAGTATGCTCATAGTTATCTCTTACTTAAACATGTTGTATAAAGACAAGCCGGTTAGTCCCATACCAGCTAACTGACTAGCAAAGCTGGGGGGTGGGGTTGTCGTTGTTGTGCTCTCACCAACCTTAGCAATAGGTACACCACGCAAGATGTCAGCCATTTTACCAAGTTGTTCTTGTGGATAGCCAATCCGGGTAAGGAAGTCTTGATACTTAGCGTCAATCTGTTGTTGCTCAACAGCGCGTTGCAGGTCGCCATAAGCGCCCATCGTCTTGAGTCGGTCAATATCCGACGCTTGTTGGGCTGTACCACTACGGGTTAGTACGTCTCCCAGAGAGCCGTAGGCCGCCGCGGAACCGAGTTGAGCCTTCTGTGCGGCTTCAAACGCAGACTGCATACCTTGTGCTTGGATTTGACCAAGTCTAGTCTGTAAGTTTCTATCTGCTTCGCTTTGTGCTAATAATTGACGGGCCCCGCCATAGGTGCCTTGGCGTGCTGCTTGTAAATTTTGACCCACTAAGCTTTTTTGTGCATCGCGCAAAGCTTCGGCTTTGTTTACATCAATTACGTTTTGCACATATGGAGACATATATTGTTGAGTCATCTCGGGGCTGAGCAACGAACCCAAAGCGCCTAAACCCATACCAGCTGCGCCATAACCCGTCTGAAATTGTCCGGGAGTGCCCATAGCACCAAGCTGTGTACCAACCTGTTGCTGCATAGCAGACATAGGCGCTACACGCCCAGTACCAGCTAAGCCAGCTTCTTGCAGTGGTGTGCCGTATTGTGTAGCGTAATCTTTTGAAAAAATTTCTTGGGCTTTAGGTAATAGACCAGCAACACCGCCCGTACCTGTAAAGTACGGCATTAACTCGGTTGGGATCGCCTGTTGGCCTGTGACTGTAGTTGTTTGTACTGGCATGATTTATCCTTAAGCGGGCATTAGTCTTCTAGTGTTTACTGCGGGCGCTTGTTCTTTTTTGCCTGTTCTAGCCTGACGGACTTTATCCATCATGGAGTACAAACGCTTTGCTCCTGCTTTAGAAGAACCATTACCTAAATGAGAAACAACATCGGCAGGGATTACGAACTCGCCATCAGCTAAACGGGCTGGTTGTTTATTGTTAATTGTGGCAGGGATGGAGTCACTCATACCATCCCCACCACCAGACAGAAATCGTGCAGTACCACCCTCAGCAAAAGGAATAGAATAATTTGCGTTTACCGCATAGTCTTTATCCCGACCAGGCATAGAACGTATTGCTCTTTGAAGTCCTACATCTAAATTTCCAGGTCCAACTTTTGTTCTATAGCCAACATCCATCATTCCAGGAATTGCCATTAATTTACCATCTGGACCCATCATTGCCATGCCAGAAGCACCAGCACGAATATTTCCTCCTAGAGCATCAATGTTTGCACCTAGTCTTCCCTGAACTGATGGTGGAGGAGTCTGAAAACCAACTCCTTCTACATATCGTGCAGGTGGCGCAGTTCTTGCTTCAAGGTTAATCATGTCAAGAAAGTCTTGTCTCTCTTTTTTAGAAACGTTTCCACCTTCTTTATAGCCCATGCCAAAAAGACCTCTATCCATGTTGCCAACACTTTGTCCAGTTGCGCTATCGTAACCAAACTCGTCATCAACCGATCCGCCTACTGCAAACTGATATGGGTTCTCACGAACTGCTTGTTCAGCGCGAGCTCTTGCTTCATTAATCCGTGCCATGTTTGCATCGTATTCAGATTGAGCAATAGTACCGGACGCAAGCTGCTCGTTTAACATCTTCTCTTGCTCATTAAGCTGCATGAGGCCCATAGCACCAATACCTAAAGCAGTCATGCCGCCAGCGGTTACTGGACCAGTAAACGCAGACGCTGCGGCTTTTGCGCCGCTACCAAATCCAGTAAGGTTTTTGATACCTTGTCCAGCAGCGGATAAATTTTCACCTGTTTGAGTAACAAAGTCTGATGAGGCAATTTTGTCAAAAAATCCGGGGGCTGCTTGTTGGGAGGCAGTAACAGGAATAGCACCTTGTGTACCAGCTAAACCACTAAACACGTCTACATTAGTAGGCGCTCCTGCGTAACTTGCACTAGAAGCAATATTTCGTAAACCTTCTGGACCAAGACCTTCAGCCTGTTTAGCTAACATTGCCGCTGCATCGGTGGGGGCAGTAGAGGCGCCTTCTACACCTAATTTAGAAGCAACATCTGTTACAGAAGCGTCAGCTCCAGGACCGCCAGCAGCCTGAAGCCCTTCAGCTAATTGGTTGGCCCCATAAGCTAAAGCGCCACTTAATAGCGCTTTTTGAAAATTAAACTTACCTTTTGGTCCAAGGGCACCGCTACCACCTAAAGCAGCAAGACCAACTTTAGCGGGCAAACCAAGCGGAGTAAATGCCAAAGCAGTTTGAGCAAGAGTATTCCAACCCCCCGGAATAGCGCTACCAACGGCTTTGTCTAAACTTACTAATCCGCGGTCAATGGCGGGGCCAATAACAGGAACGGCCTTAACTACTTCATTTACTGCCCTAAATGGTGCAGCAATTGCCCTAGTAACCGATTTCCAAAAATATTCGGGTAAACCCGTAACTGGATTAATTGTCCCAGAACCCCCTAGCTTTTTAAGTAAAGCCGCTTCGTCTGGGTTAATGTGCGCAAGAATAGTATCGCCGTTACGTCCGTAACGGGTGAGTTCTTGAGCAATAGCTTTTAGTCCGTGCGGTTGTCCGCCCTTGGAAGTGTAATTCATAAAAACCTCATGGGGTTATTTGGGGTTAAGTTTATCATGTTATTGCGTTAAATCAAAGAAGCTAATTGAGCCTAAACCGTCTCCATTTGTGGCTCCAGACACAGTCCTAACGCCTAGGGTGTATATATCACTAACACCCGCTAGAGATGCTCCTAGTTGCAAATCCCAGTTGTATCCTGTTGAGGAACTTGTTTGGCTTACACCAGCACTACCAGAGGCAGTTACATAGTCAGTTTGCACGATAGTTCCAACGCTAGAAATAGCCGTAGCAGCCACATCAAACTCTACGTTGGAGTCTGATGGCACAGCAGCCGCCCAAGTAGCACCCGTCAAGGTTGGGTTCTTAAGTAAAGCAATCTCATAGTTTTGGCTGGTTGTGGGCAAAAACTGGATACGATTAGGCAGAACTACAGCACCCAAAGCCGTTGAAGCTAGTCTTATAGAGACAATGGGGTAAAAAGTTGCTGCGGTATCAATGTTATTAAAGATAGTAGTCCGTCTAGCCACATGGTCAATAGACGTTTGTTCGTACCCACCCGAAGAATAGACGGTCGAGCAGATCTGCTTCATAGAGGAACTAGAAGCCGTGCCAGCCGTATTGCTAATCTCGTACCGTACAGGCAGGATAGCCGTGGTCATGTAGACGGCAGTATTTACGTTATCGTTGTGGAAGGTATGGCAGATTACAAACTGACCATCAATAAAGAACCCGCATCGCACATCTCCAACGCCAAGCCACTCAAAGTCAATAGCCAGAATCTGGGTTTTGGTTACGTCAATAGTCCGACCACTGGCTCCTGTGCCGTCTAACTTGTCCCCGTTCCAGTTGGCTTGGGTAATGGTTGTATCGACAGCAGCACCACTTGTATAAGACCGCATAACAAATGCTAGGGTGGTATCGTTTTGCTGGAAAAATACCCCGTTCTGGGTGTTAAAGTACCCTACCCGTTGCCGAAGACCCGTCTTTCCTTGGTTCATCGTAAAGGTTGCTAATAGCCCTAATCCCTTACCTGGCTGGTAAGGCATATTGCGGTAAGACTGGCGGACTACTTCAGAGCCGTTAGTAGTTGTAACGCTTAACTGAACCGTAGACTCATTAGGCAGATAGGTCGTAGAGCCACCTGATGCCGTGCTGGTATCAAACTGATTGTCGATTGCATAGCGGTTCTGGCTGTCAAATAGCGTGTAGGGCTGCGCTACGTTTAGGCGATTAAAAGCGTCTACGTTAGTAGGCGGGAAGGTTACATAGGTTGGGTCTGTAATGGTTCCGCTCATATTAATGCACGCACTTAGCTCAGTTAAATAGTTATCAAGACGGTTAAAGTAGAGGCGTAGGGCATACTGGAATTGGTCTTGTTGGGATTGGTTGTATTCGGGCGTGGGTAGGGGTAACGAGGGCGCCCTGACGTTGTACGGTGTGCAATCCATTAGCGTCTTCCATCTGGTCTACCGTCTAAACGAGGGCTACCTAACTGCCATTGAACATTTAACTCTGTAGAGGCAATCTGAATTGCCATCTGCCTAGCCCTAGCCCGCAAGAATATCTGTTCCGTATATACATCAACCGAGGTCTCAATTACATTATCAGAATCAATATTTGAATAAGCACTGCCAGGGAAATTCCTTGGTTTTATATACATCGTAGCCGTTGGGGTATTAGCAGTAGACCCAGAGAAGCTCAGGTCTGGGATGATTCGTTTCGTCAAAATAAACTGATCTCCATCTACAAGGTCAAAGTCCGAAGATGAAATAGTTGCTGTCATTGGCAGATCATCGTCATTTGTTCCTTGCTCATGGTTATAGAGCTTATAGTCGCCAACCGCTTGAGGGTATTCCCTAACAGGAGAATCTAGCCATGCAGTACGGTGGATTGTGCCGTAATACCAGATTTTTTCTAGATGGTTGTAAACCACATAGGCATCATTTACTTGGCTATTAGCCGTTGGGTAGAACCACCAAATCTCATTCCATCCTTCGTTAGTACCAGAAACAATCTGGTCTGCCTGAGCAAAGTTAAGATTAGTAAAAACGTGGTTTCTTAAAGTAGATGGGAGCGTTTCCACCCGTCCAGAGTAGGCATAGAACTTATCTTTACCCATCCAGTAGGCTACGTTATTTACCACAGATACAGCCCTTGGGCTAATAATCGAGATGTTATCAGCAAGCTCTTGAAGGCTAAATACGTCTACCGTACCTAAAAACTGTAAGGAATTAAGCGTTCCCTCGGTATAAACCAGAATCTCTTGGCGGGTTGTGATGGCACAAACAATTTTAGAACCACGGGAAAGCCGTAAGAATCCTGCTGAGTTAGTAGCTAGAGGAGTCCAGACATTAGGCTGATCTTGGGTAGCCCAGCGAATTAACAAAGGATCAAAGTCTCCACCGCCATAGGGGGTCGCACCAAAGGCTAACAGGTGTTTATCGTTCTGAGATACTAGAATTTCAGTAGCTTCTGCTGGAACATCTGCTGGAGCCACGCCATTAATAGTAGTAGCAGACAATAATGCGGCACGAGACGTTATACCAGCAGAACGCTCCCAGTAATAAATTGGACCATTACGGATATTCATCACTAAGTCGTTATCAAAGTTATTGAAGAACCAATCCCGTTGCTGTAAAACAACTGGAGTAACTGCTCCAGAACCCCAACCTAAACGACCCCAAGTTCCCGCACCCCAGCCATAACCGTAGGTATCTATGTCATAACCGACATCAATGTCGTATTTAGCCGTGACTGTAGCCCCACCATTACCCGTATCGGAGCCATTAGCGTTTACCCCTACATTGATTGTGTAGGTATAGGCAACCGTATTAACGGTCAAAATCTCATAACCAAATGCTTTATTTAAAACATCTGCGGTAATGTTCCCGCCTAGGCTAGAAGCACCTGAAAAGGTTACATAGTTGCCTACTTCTGGGTTGTAGGCGGTATCTGTGGAATACGATACGGTAATCGTAGGTGAGCCTGATGTAGCCGTAAATGGACCAGCAGAAGCCCCTAAAGTCGTGGAGGTGTGCTGTAAGGGGGTAATGTCATAGACCTCAGTACCAGCCTCTAGGTAAACCTTTTTGCTAGTCCCCATAGCAAGGTAGTTATCGCTCTGGGTAGTAATCCAGTTAAACATCTGACGGCAGATACCAATAATGGTAAATGCACCGTAGCGTAGCCAACCACCTAGTTTTTGGGGGTAGCCTGAACGAAAGCGTACTTTATCGCACTCAAACCAACCACCTTCGTTGGTATAGTTGGTCTGGTCCCGATTAACGCCCGGCTTAAATTGTAGTTTCTGTAATGGCATATTAACTCAAGAATAAGGCACGTTCATCATTTCTGCGGGTTACTAACCCTCTCAGTACTTTACCGCCAGCCAGCGTATATTTCAAGAACTCTTCCGCAGCCCCTTCCATATCGCCCCGAATAACCTTCTGACGGAGCGTTGAGCGCTGTAATGTTCCAAGACCAACGTTAAAGCTAAAGCTAACAAGAGCATCGAACTGACCTTGAGTGAGCTTAACGGGACAGTAACGTTCAACACCTCGTTCAAAGCGATTAAGATCATCTCGAAGAATGTCATCTACTTCCTCCATAGAGAATGTGCGGTTGTCTCGTTCTTCTAGTGGGTAGGCGTCTCGTTCTTCCATCTTTAACTGAGCCTGGCGTGGATAAAGCACATGACCCACCCCAACCGTATGTAACTTAGCGGGACAGCGATAGGGACGCTGCCGAACACCCTCGTGATGTTTAATCATCTTGATGGCTTTATCACTCACACGCATGGACAATTAATAAAAAAGTGTAGTTAACAAAAGCTGCCAATCCAAGGCAAACACCCAAAGGGTAGGCATTAAACAGAGCAATAAATTCGTTCATTTCTTGCTAAAAGCCTGAGTCCCAAACCAGAAGGCAATAATGGATGCCAAAATCTGCATCTCATCGCTATCAAAAATCAAAGTAATTGACTCGGCAAAAGCCGCACCCGACTGCCATGCCCACCAAATAGAAGCGATGTCTACTACGATTAACAGGAGAACAAACAGGTAAGTCACCATCGGACGAACTGAGGCACGCAGGTTAATAACCCACTGGGATGCACCCTTACCAATCTCAATATCATGGGCGTACATGGCTTGGCGTTCCTGAGCCTGAGTCTCCATCGCTACCTGTTCAGTACGGATCTCTTCTACACGGGCTTGTGCGGCAAAGCCAGCTTCCATCATCTTAAGCTCTCGCTCCATCTGCATAGCAGCCATGGCGAGTTCGTGCTTCTTGTCGCCCTTGTCTTGGAAAAAGTCTAGGAGCTTGGGTAGCCCACCCATCAGGAAGGACAGTGCGGTTGATATTAGTGTAAGCATTATTGTTTAGACCCCCATACTATGTAATACGCAATCCAAGCTGCTACCAAAAAGCACCAGAACTGCACCCATTTAACCTTTGCCAACTCCGCATCGAAAAACTCTTTGTCTGCCTTCTCTAGTTTTTCAATCTCGGCTTTGATCTGTATAACCTTTTCCCACTCTTTCGTGCCATGCTGCTTTATAAAATCAACCCTCAATTTGTACTCTTCATCCGTAATTTTCTTGCGGTGTCGGTACTCCTCAAGGGCTTTGTATATTGCACGTTCCTTCTTTAGCTCGGCTTCTCTGCGTTCCCGTATCTTCTGGTTCGCTCGTTCCCTTGCTAAATCTACTGCCTCCTTCTGAACATCCTCGATGTTCTTGCCAATCTCTTTACCAGCTTCTCTGCCAGTCTTAAACCCCTCGCTGATGCCTTTAGCGCCAGCCGACAACCCCAATTCGTCTGCCATATCTCAATTTAAAACACCTCTCCGCCAGCGGCAGGAACGGACGTAGCATGAATGGATATATGCTGTTTGAGGTTAAGGGGAGTCCCACAGTCGGAGCAAGTGTCTGCGGTCAACTCCGCCTCGTCTAAGTCATATCCACACGCTGCGCACACGATCTCAACCTCGTGTCTAGGCTGTACTTGCCCGTCAACTAATTGAGCTTCGTATACGGCTTTCATGCTTTGGGCCAGTTTGCCTTGATTGCAGCTAAGGCATCAACGTCAGCAACAGCAGCAATCGCTGCTTCTAAACGGTCAGCTTCAGCAACTACGGCTGCACGATAGGCGGTTACGCTTGCAGGGACATCCACATTACGCTCAACCTTGCGAATAATCATCCAGTCAGTCGATGCCAATAGTGAACCAGCGGCAGCTTTAACTGCGGCAGTCTCGGTAGACTTTAGACCTTTGGTCACTAGACGCTCGGTGGTGTTAACCATGCCGCCTTGACCGTTGTTAGCGGTTGGGTCGTATTCTTGAACAAACATAGGATTGCCGTCTTGGTCTACTTCTTCACGGTCTTCAAGCAATTTAGCCGTGCCAGCATAGGTCGCTTCTACGGTGCTGTTGGTTTCATTTACACGATAGGTAGGACCAGAGACCCAGTAATACTTATCGTCAGGGCGTGCGCCATGAATGATTTCCCAAACGCCAGCTTCTAGCTTCTCGGCAGGGGTTGAAGAACGCAAGAACGAACCCGAATAGGTCTTAGTTCCTACAGTGAACGGTACGTCTAAGGGGACAATCTGTACTACTTGTCCGTTTTGTACTACTGCAAAGTTACTCATGTTATTTGCTCCTGTAAAAAATTGTTAGCGGGCGAGTGCGAATTTAATCAAATAATCTTTTGCTTTTTCAAGCAAATCTATGTTGTCGTAAAAAAGACCTAAAGCTCTATTGCATTTGCCACAAAGCAATCCTCTTACACGACCTTCGCTATGACAATGGTCTATAGCCAATCTTCTGCCTTCAACTTCATCTTCATTGCCACAAATAGCACATTTATAATCTTGTGCTTTTAACATAGCGTCATATTCAGATAATGTAATTCCATATTGTCTACGAATAATCCCATCTCGCCTATCTTCAAATAGCTTATTGTGTGGCTTAAAATATTCGCAAGACATAGAACTGTTGTTTCTTTGTATTTCTCTGCCTGTTTGAATATGTTCTTTACCGCATGATTTGCATTGAATAGCCCATTTATTGGGTGCGTCAGGTCTTACAACTATTCCATAGTCGTTTTCAAACCCAAGCAAATCTATTCTAGGCTTTCTTGTTCTCATCATCTAGCCAAACTAAATTTAAAGGGTGATTCTGCGAATGCTGCGTAGATGTAGGTAGTTCCTGAGCCATTGTATCCAGTAGATGTGCTTCTTAGCTTAAATCCATTAGATAAAAAATCCCAGTAATACACGCCTGAGCCAGATTCTGCGCCACTCGTATTTGGAAATAAAACTAAATCGGCTGCATTGTAAGGATTTCTAGTTGTATCTTCTAACCACCAATCCCCAGTAGTGCTGCTAGCTTTAATTAATACATATTTAGGTCTAAACCCAGTAAATACAAATGGACCATCTGTAGAGCCATTGCCTGTATATTTACCAAATGCGGAATAGCCAGCGACTGCGGCAAAGCAATAGGCTACAAAATTATCGCCACTTTTATTTACATTTAAGAATGTGCCAAGACTAAATACAGTTGATGTTGGTGCTGTGCTATTCCAAGTGCCTGAATTAGTCCCACCATTAGTTTCTGCATCAGTTGTATTTAAATATAGCTTTAAAGTTGTTGGGCTAGATAGACTTGCATGATAAACATTCCAGTCGTAAGTGCCATTATCTCTGTCTTTAATAATTATCATGCTAGGTGCTACACCTAACCCATGACCTACTGTGCCAGCCGCACCGCTACCCGTATAAGTAACAATACTAAATCCAGCAGTCGTATTAGCACTTACTGTAGATGTAATGCTTCCTGCTGTGTTGGTTACTCCTGCGGCATTAGATGCCCGCCATTGCCAACCGACATAAGTTGAGCCGTTGGTGTTTCCTTCGCTGCCAGTTGTAAGCGAAAACCCATTGCTATTAAATGCAGACAATGAACCAAAAGGACTCTCGGCATTGGTAAGGTCAGAATACAAAAGTTTATTTACGCCCCTTATGCTGTCAAATAATCCGTGTGAAACGGCTCCGCTACGCATCTTTAACCACACAAAATCAGGCTGCATTGAACCGCTATTGGTAATTGATTGTGTTGAGCCGTTACCAGTATAAAGACTTATATCAAAATACTTATTCGCTACTGTAGATGCAGTAGCACCAATAGTAGGAGTACTTAGGTTAGTCGTACATAAAGTCTTAAATCCAGCTGGCGGGGTGTACGAGAAGGGGCGTTGCCCGAAGTTAACGTTAATTGTATCTTTATTTCCCGAATTATTTGTACCATCAATAATTGGAGCTAATGAAGAATAAGAACTAGCAGTTGCGACTTGCCCTGTTCCTGCAGATGGATTTCCGCTATTAAACCAAGTGTTGTTTTTAGCTACCCAAACTTTACCTGAGCTTGCATCAAAAGCAATACCCATAATATCGCCTGTTGTAAAGCTATATCCAGTGCTACCAGTATAACTACCATTTACATATTGTTCGCCACCAAAACTGCCATATAACACAACCCCTTTCATAAAAGAGCGCCAGTTATCACCAGTCCCAAAATTATCACTAGGGTCTGCAACACCAACACCTGGGTTATAACCAGAATTTGTTATTGTTGCTTCATAATACCAAGAGCCTGTTGATACACCCATAGTCGAAGAAGCTGGATTTTGAGCAGCAACACTTTCTGCTGTATAAGTTAGGTTACCGTTGCTGAGTGCTGGATTATTTGTTGTTCCTTTTTTTACTGGATTTAATGTGCAGTAATTCCCCCTAAACAACGCTCCTGTGTCGCCCGCTGTGTTGTAGGGTATCCACTGAGTTGGCACGTCTACCATCGAGTCATAGGTAGAACCGCTGGTTAGCGAGATATTGTTGGGTGTCCAGTTGTTGGAGTTACCTGAGAAGTCGTAGCCTAGCGTGGTGGTTGAGGCAGTGTTGGAGAACGGCAAGTAAAAGCCGTTGGTTCCGTATGTACCTGTGTAAGCTATGGGTTGCCATACGCCTGTCTGGTCGTTAGTGTTACCGAAGGATGATGGGGTTAGGGCTTGACCATCAATGAAGTTAATTTCGGTCATGTAGCCGTCAAAGTATTGAAGGTTTAATGGGTTTCTGCCAATATTATGCGCAACAGTTGAATTAACCAATGGCTCTAGATTTTGTGCTGGATTTGTTGATACTGTTAAGGTTTGTAAAACACCATTAACATAAATTGCTGTTCTATTAGCTGCAGTTGCTTGGGTTGTATCAAGATATACTACAACATGATACCAAGCGGATGGGTCTCTAAATACCGCATTTGTATAAACCCGCATTGTTTCAACATTTGAAGCTGCTGCATCTAGGTATATCTTGTCACTAACAAAATAAACAGAGCAATATGTCTGCGAATTTACAGTTTCAGTGCCTAACATGACTCCATTAGTGCCTATGTTACTTCGCTTAACCCAAGCACTCCAAGTCCATGTTTTTTGATTTCCAGCACTAGCTGGTGTGCGATTTAAATAAGCACTAGCCGAGCTTCTAAACCGCAACGATTTACTAATTGGATCAGGAACGCCAGCGATGGGCCAAGTATTCTCCTTAACCGACTGAGTGACAGACGCCATATCCCAAATACCTTGTGCAGATGTCTGGCTTGGTGTCGGAGGAGTCTTGCGGATAATACCGCCTGGATATCGTTTACTCATTATCTTGCCCTAGCAATCTTGAAGGGGTTTTCTGCAAACGCGGCGTAGATGTATGTGCCGCCACTAGCGTTTTGACTATTTGCGGTACTTCTTAGTTTGAATCCATTGGATAGGAAGTCAGTAAGATACCCAGTTGAATCGACATCAGTCGTATTTGCAAATAGCGCGGTGGTGTCTGGGTTATATGTGTCTCTTGAGGAATCGAGCATAACCCAAGAATAACCAGCCGCATCAGTACGCTTAATCATCAACCAACGAGGTCTAAATCCACAGTACACAAAAGCCCCGTCAGCAGACCCGTTACCCGTGTAAGACCCAAAGGCAGAGTAACCAGCGACTTGGGAGAAGCAGTAGGCTACATAGGTTGAACCGTTGCCGTTCACATTGATAATTGCACTGCCACCATTTAATAGTGTTAGCGTAGATGAACTAATGGCAGAGATATATCCGCTTCCAGGTGCTGTATCTGTTGCAGCCGTACTGTTCAATATAAGGTTTTGATTGGCATTTAGAGCTGGATGCTTAACTTGCCAGTTTGTATTATCACTTCGACTTTTTATAATTACCATTGAAGGAGTAACACTTAGCCCATGCCCAACAGTCGCCCCACTTGAACCATTGCCTGTATAAGTAACAATACTAAATCCAGCAGTTGTGTTTGCGGAGATGGTTGAGGTTATTGTGCCTTGGGTGTTGGATACTCCAGCAGCGTTAGAAGCACGCCATTGCCAGCCGACATAACTGTCCCCAGTATTATTGTTACCTGTTTCAGTCCCAACTGTAAATCCATTGCTATCAAACGAAGTAACTCCTGAAATTAATGCTTCTGTAACAGTTAAATTGGTGGCTAATCTATAGCCAGCACCTCTTAAAGAATCATAGACATAGTTACTAGTTGCTTGTGTTCTACTCTTAACCCATACAAAGTCAGGTTGCATAGAACCCGCATTAGTAATGCTTTGTCCTGTTCCGTTACCCGTATAAAGCGTAGCATTGAAATACTGATCCCCGTCCAATATCGTAGGCGTTGGGAGGTTATATGTGTTTAGCGGATAAAAACCAGATGGGGGTGTGTAGGAGAATGGTTGCTGACCGAAGTTGTAGTTATCACCATTAGAAGTTTCAGCATTTGACGATGCTGGTGCAAATTTGCCAGCTACTTGAGTAATTGACGAAAATGCAGTTCCTTGACTAACATTGTTTTTGTAAAAAGTAATTGTGCCGCTATCCGAATCCCAAGCTACACCAATTACATCACCATTGGTATATGTTGCACCATAAGCACCTTGATTGCCATTATTGTATTTATTGCCGTCTGACCTATAAGCATAATCACCTCTAGAGCCACTACCAATTTCTGAGCCTGCCGCAGGTAATTGTGGGTTATTTAATATGTTAGCAACACCAATTACTTCGTTATTTCCGCTACCGCCTGAATTATTGCAAGCTGTAACCTCCCAATACCATTTTCCTGTAGTTGGTAAAGTAAAAGTTGCGGCAACAGAACCATGTGATGAAGTTGAGCCTGATAAATAATTAAGGTTGCCTTGTGAGATTGTTCCTCTTGGAATTGGAATAATAGGATTTAAGGTGCAGTAATTAGCCGTATTTGAGTTCGTGTTGGTCGGCACATCCTTCATACTGTCGTATGTGGAGCCAGCGGTAATGCTGATATTGTTTGTTACCCAGTAGTTTCCGTTACCAGAGAAGTCTTTACCTAAACCAACGTTTGAGCTAGTCGTGAGAGCGGAGTTGTCTGTAAATGGTAAATAAAATCCATTCGTACCATATGCACCTGTGTATGGGATAGGTTGCCAGATACCATAGGCATCGGTTGTGCCGAACGAGGAAGGGGTAAGAGCAACTCCGTCAATAAAGTTTACTTCTGCTAGGTAGCCATCAAAATATAAACTTGCATAATCTAGCTTTGAAATGTAATGAGTAAGTGCAGAATTAATTTGGCTTGATGTGTTTTGAGCAAATGGTCCTGTTGTGTAAGCTACAGATTGCCTTGTACCGTTTACATAAATTTGAATTCTATCTGTGGATGTAGCATTTGTAGAATCATATACCAAAACAACATGATACCAAGCTGATGGGTCACGAAATACTGCGCTTGTATTAACTTGAACAACATATGAACCGCTATTTATTTGAGAATATTGTATAACATCGCCCGTTGTAAATTGCATTGCACCAAAATTATTACTAGTTCCATCACCCGCACCAAAAACAATGTTAGTGTCTGCAAGTTTTCCTCTTTTGACCCATCCACTCCAAGTCCAAATTTTATTATTTGTTGGCGTGCTAAATGTTCTATTTAAATAAGCAGAAGCACTAGACCGAAAACGTAGTGAATTATTTATTGGATAGTTAACAGCACTGGGCCAAACTCCCTGTCCCTGATACTGTAGCTGTTGGCTAGACGTGTATATACCGCCAGCCGACTGGGGTGTGACAGTAGGAGCAGTTGGCGAAAGTATTGCGCCTTTGTAGCGATCAGACATTTACGCCTCTTAGTTAATGCTTTCGTAGGAAAGAACGGCTTCTAAATAGTTAGCTGTTCCCGCTGTAATCACTACGGATTGGTTCTCCATTAAATAAAATGCAGTTGATTTGTCAGTGACAATAAGTGACGCACCAGCAGGAACGGAGATTTGGTACGCCAGTCGATAGGCTGTACCGCCACCCGCAGCGGCTGAGTTGACGGATACCGTGACGTTAGCGGCAGTTGAGCCGTTGACGTTAGATACCACAATGTTGTCTACCTTATAAACCAAGCCGCTAGAAGCAGCGTTAGATAGAAGAGTAGTTGCGCCAGTAGTACTCAATGCCACATAGGTGGTATTACCCGTTATGGTTGAGACGTTAACAATATTTGGATTTGCCATTTTTATCCTCCGAAGACAAGTGCCATGGCGATGGCTTTACCAGTTGAAATACCCGCTGAACCAAAGCTCAGAGTCCCTGACCCGTCAGTAACAATAGCCTGACCGTTAGTGCCGTCTGCTGCGGGTAATGTAAAAGTAACGTTAGAAGCAATGGTATCTGCTGCTTTTAACGACACATAGTTTGTACCGTTATCTGTGTCTTCATAGAGCTTGATGTTCGCTCCAGCAGCTGATGTACCAGCTACATCTAACTGGGTAATTCCAGAGATCGTACCGCCAGAAATAGTAGCAGAAGTAAGTGTTGCGGTTGCTGCTGCTAAAGCCGTTACATAGCTAATTGCGTCAACTACGTTAGAGCCTGTATTGAACACAAACATCGTTTTACCAGCAGGGACGGCTACGCCTGTGCCTGTGGAGTTCTTAATAGTGATGGTGTCCGCACATCCGTTGTTTACAAGATACAGTTTCTCGATAGCTGGGACGATAAGGTTCTGCGCACCGCCAGAAGTGCCTGTTAAGTTAAGCCGTAGATTACGGGCTGTTTGGCTGGCGTTGGTGTCTGTAAGGGTTAATGTGACTGTTCCACTGGCAAAGGTTACATCGGCAGAACCTGTAATGGCTTCTTCTAACGCAGTCCCTAAGTTCGTATTAGTGGTTGTACCCCAAGTTCCAGACTGGTCGCCTGTACCGATAAGCTCGATTTTTAGTGCTGAATAAGTCGATGCCATAGTCTATCCTTTATGCCGCTATCTCCACCCAGTTGGGTGATTGTGTGTCAATAATATCATTCCAAGTGCCTGATTGCGAGTCATTTATGTCAATCCAATTTGGTGTTTGTCCGTCATCAATTACCTGCCAAATTAATACACTTCCTACCTGTCCAACTGCCTGTACGCCTGTTACGCTTACTACTGCACCAATGACTACCGCAATACTTCCAACACTGCCTGTTGCCTGTAATCCTGTGACATCAATATTCTGTCCAGTAATTACGTTTACTGGGTTTATCACGCCCGTAGCGGACACACCCGTTAAATCTACAGAACTACCGCCCGTAACTGCTACGCTACCGACATCTGCCGTTCCAGAAACCCCAGTTACGCCAACATCCGTACCTTCTTGTACGGTTACACTGCCAACGCTACCTGTAGCCTGAAGCCCTGTGACTGGAGCATTTGCTGCTGCTTCTACAGTTACGGAGCCTTGTACTACGGTTCCTACAACGCCTGTTACATTTATTACCGCAGTTCCAGTAACCGTTACGCTACCAACACTGCCTGTTGCTGCCAATCCAGTAACATCAACATCAGTAGTTGTACTGACAGTTACCGTACCTACAAATACCGTTCCTGCTACGCCTGTGACATTTACATTAGCTTCAGTATTTACGGTTACTGAACCTACACTGCCTACAGCACTTACACTAGTTACGCCAACATCAGAACCAGCATCGACAGCCACACCTTCTATCTGTCCTGTACCGCTTACTCCAATTACATCTACAACTGCCGATCCTGTAACTGCCGCACTACCTAACTGCCCTGTACCAGAAACGCCTGTTACATTTACTACTGCATCTTCTGTGGTTTGTACAGTTACTGAGCCTACTTGCCCATTTGCTACTACACCACCACTATTTTCACCCCAGGGGTTTTGCCCCCAGCCACCATAACCCCAGCCACCAAGAGGGACTTCTACATCAATGTAGTCCTCGCCCCATGGTCCAGCACTCCAAGCACCTCTGCCCCAGCCAGAATAGGTTGCCACCTAGCCATTCCTAAGCAATACGGATAATTGCGTTGCTTGCGTCTGCTGTTGGGAAAACAATCGTAAACGTACCGTTGGTAGAAGTCTTAGCACCACCAAAATCTAAAATACATACCGAAGGATTACCCGATGCACTGTCGTTATAAATCATTGCGCCATATGCAGTAATGGTCGCAGACGTAAATGATAAGTCAGCAAAGTCAGTAAATGCGGTTGTACCCGAAGAAGTTGGGGTTACGTTAGTTAAAGTACCACCACCAGCAGCATAAGTACCAGAGTTAGCCACCTCGTTAGTGTTTGTATAAGCAGTAGTCGCAGCGGTAAACGATGCGTTGTTGTCATACATAGCTAACTTAAAGGTATTACCAGTACTAGCTGTAAAGTTGTGAACGCCCTGCATCAGCTCTACTTTGAAGCTGGTGCACATGAAATTTCCAGTAAAAGCCACGATAGTTCTCCTATTCGTCTAAAAGTTTAATTAATTCAGGATGACCAGCTTCTCTTAGCTTATAAGCTAGTGTTACACGATCAAATTTTACCGCCTCATTCATATAAAAGACTAGTACTTCCCGAATATGATTTCTAAAAGCAATTGCTTGCTCCCGAACCAAAGGGTGAGACTGATCCCCTACCTGAATAATTTTGTCTAATGCCCGCTCAGCTAACTCCTCTGGAGTAAAGCCGCCATGGTCTTTAGTAAAGACTTGGATGCCGCTAGACTCGCCTAATCCTTGTACGCTAATCATTTAACTGGGTACCTCACTTGACCACTACGATAAGAATCTTGACGATCCTTCGCATCACCCAACTGCTTAAGCTCTGCCATAGCGTCATCATAGCGAGCTTTATATAAAGCGACAGAATCTGCGTCAGACTTCATGAATGCGGCAGCTTCCAAGAGTGCGCCATACAAAAGAACTGAGTCGAAATTATCTCCAAGCCAAGACGTACCGGCAGTAACAATAGACTGTGGGTAGTAAAAATAATGTAATTCTACCGCATAGTTAGCGTCTGGGGTAGGACCTAAAATAAAGGTGTTGTTGTCAAAAATAGCGTAATACTGAGGCTCTGCATAAAATGCCGCGTCCGTGTCGGGATAGGATTCACGGATAAAGTTAACGTCTTTGTTCAAAAGGTAGTGATACTCGTTTGCCGCATTAATTACCGCAAGGCTAAACGTTGCTAACCAGTCGGTGGGAGTAGCTAGATATTTGTTTCCAGTAGTCATGTTTCCCGTAACGTTCTTACGGAAAGCAGGCATTTGCACCGTATTGTATATACGTTGCTCAGCAAGCTGGACAAACCTAGCAATCTGGTCAGCAGACGTAAACGAGCCCACCGTTGCTGGGAAGTCGTTCTCAGCAAACCCTTTGATTGCAGCCGTTAACTGCGTGTAATTCATGCCATTGGGCCTCTAGATGTATAGCCTTTGGTAGCTGCGCCATGACCGCGTTGCTTAATTCCAGAAGTCTTGGTTTCTGGCTGGGTAATGAAAACATTACCAATAGATGGACGTAACTCGTTGGATTGGTTGCCTTTTTTAACCACGGCGTCTTGGGCAGTAGTAACTTCTTTGCCAGACATTGTGTGTGGTTCGGCATAGACGCTGGCAGAGCCAACTTCTTTACCCATAACCTTTTTAGAATACTTAGCCATTATCGACCCCTTCCGGCTTTCTTCATACCTTGGTTAGCTACACGAGCAAGATTGCGACCCATTTGCTTCATAGCCGCAGAGCTAACACCGTGTTTAGCGGTTTTAGCTTTCTCAATAGGGGCTGTTGGGCCGCTATTACCTAAATTTTTACCTTCGGTTTTGCCTTTCTTGGCTATACCGTCTGCATCCCGTTTATACATTTCAAACTCCTTACGTTATTGTTACCGTTACACTACCCACCAAGCAGCTCGGGGCAAGATCGTTTGGTGTTAGTCCATCATCTCTAGCCCCACCAACCGGGTTCCACCCCCACTGAAATACCCTACTACCGCCTTCCGGGTAGCCAACACCTTGTTCTGTGTTGTCATTAGTCCCGTTAATTTGTAACCCACTTGTTCCAGATACCTTATAGCTTACATCAGGTCTAGGCTCCCGTACAGCTTGTGGGTCGTCGACAGGATATAAACCTAGCGATAACTGCGGCTGATCGGGGTCCCAACAGCTGGGGCAAACCTTAATATTCTTTATCTGCTGCTTTACAACTAATTTTCTAAGTTCTTTTAGCTTATACCGTTGTCCACATCTATCGCACTCGGCAATCGCAAACTTACCACTACTAAATTTATTAGGCATAGAATGTCGTCCTAGGAACGAACCTAGAAGCGGCTTTTTCTCTGTCCTCCGTAGAAGCCATGAGCCACTGCTCCTCGTATTCTTGCTTCAAAAACTGTAACCGGGCTTGTCCTTCTGGTAGCTTCTGCGCCAAATAAAACGCCAAACCAGACACCATGCAGGGTAGTAAACGGAACGGAATATCTGGCTCGACTGCTCCATTAGAGCCCGCATCCTGAACTCGACGTAATCTCCAATAAACAAAGGTGTAGGGCCCACCACCAGCATCTGGAGTAGGCCAGACATTAATTGCCGGTAAATTTTGTACTGTAATTGCCGCGCCACTAGAATGTGCGGCAGCTGTTGTGCCATTTTGCCCACGATAGCAGTTAATTAAACTGTTGCCCGAAGTATTTGCGTACCCAATAACTTCGTTGTCAATTTTAATAAAACCAGAATTTGCTAAAGCGCTAGCGTCTGATATAGGAATTGTAGTGTCACTAGCAAGAATATTACTTGTTAAAGTAACGCTAGTCGCATTAGTTTGCCCAGATTGCCGGTTAAACCACACTTGGATTGGGCGCCCGGTTGTTAGTTTATTTGGAATTGTTGAATAAGTAGACTCACTAATTCGGCTAATATTAATATCAATTTGTGTACTTGCAACGCCATTATTTTGGCGTACTACGTGGTCTAACAAATCAATAGTGTTAACAGGAATAGGATAAATAGCCTGCCCAGTTACCATCGGTATCTGGCCCTGTTCAATAGTCCATAAGTTAATACCGCGGTTAGCCCACTCAATAGTGAGTAGGTTTAAAGACCTACGCGCGGTACGCATATCGTAGCCCGTACGGAGTTCAGTACCACAACGCTCAAAAGCTTCTTCTATAAGATTGTTGAGGTCTAAATTAAATGCGGTTGTACCCGATGTAGACATTACTTAACCTTTCGGTAAGGCTTTACTTTTTGTTTTATTTTTGGTGGCTGTGCTACGAACTGTTTTCCCTGCCGCTTTCCCGCCCGCTTTGCTCTTGTCGTCGCTGCGTACTCCTGCGGGCTTAGGGCTTCGATCGCTTTTTTTGGCAAGTATCGCTCGCCGGTTTCGGACGACTTTTTTCCCGACTTGGTTGTCCACTTTTGGTCTCCCCAAGCCTTTAAAGAACGTTGCGATTTTGCTAATCCAGTCATTTATAACCACCGCCAGCCGCCTTATATTTTTTTGCTACAAGTTGTGCTTTTCTAGCAGACCACTGTCCTGCGCCAGTACCATGAGTTGCCGCTGCTTTTACTTGCGCGACAATCCGTTTGCGTAAGCCGGGTTTTGTATAATTACCGGCAGCATTAACATTACCGCCTTCTTTATACATAGCTACATCTTGCGGTTTATCTTTCCGCTTAATAACTTTTTTACCGGGCATTTTAGATGGATTAATGTCACCCATCCCGCGTGAGACTCTCATTAGCAGTATCCGCCTTTGTTCATTTTAACCATAGTGCCTTTGGATTTACCTTTTTTGGCACAACCGTCAGCTTTAGAAAGTTGACCGCCTTTTGAATAAGCCATACCGCCTTTAGCCATTTTGTGCATTTTCTTTTCGTGCATTTTGACTTCGGCCTTAGCGACTTTTTTCATCATGGGTTTATCTTTTGCGATATCAGAATGTTTCATAGCTCCACCTTTATTAAATTTTTTGCCTTTATCGGCAGTTAAAAATTCCTCACCGACAGAGCGAGGTACTCCTACTTTTTTGGCAAACGCTGGGTTTTTAGCCACCGCAGCCATAAAATTATGTTGTTTTTTACTTACGCTTGGCATGTTTGATCCACCCTTGAACTGTGTTAGTTTCGTAAATACGAATACCGGTCCAAACAATAGTAAACAAAGCAGCCACTGCTGGTAGTATATCCACAAGGGCTCCTAATACAGTTATAACAGATAGCCCGTCTAAAACGTGCTTAGTTCCTTCGCTAAAGTGTTCTTTCATGACATCTTACCTTTAGTTTTTCCACGAATGGCGCAACCGTCAGCGCGTTTGGACGCAGAAGATACTTTGCCACCTGCTTTTAGACCTTTGGCTTCTTTTTTAAGCCTTTCAACTTTTTCTTCATGGTCTGAAGGTTTAATTGCTTTTGATCCAAATCCAAGCATAGTTGATAGACCAGAACCAACATCTTGTAAACGAGCTTTTGCTTTGTTAGTAAGAGTATCAGTTTCCTCTAATTCTTTTTTAGCGGTATTCATTTTTTCTTGACGTGTGTAGTCTTTGGCTTCTTGTCCTACAAGTTTTTTACCGTCTTTGGTTGTTACACCATAGAATTCTAGGTCTTGGGGTTTACTCATACCATCTTCCCTTTAGTCTTACCCCTAACTTCACAGCCACCACCACGAACAGAACCGCCTTCTTTGCAGTTCCAAGCCCGCAAAGACTTGTTGATGCGTGAATTAGGGTCGTTAGCAGTTTTGGCAGAAGTTAGCTTCTTTTTCATACCCTTCATACGGGCACAGAAAGAATCGCGTCTTGATCCGCCTTCTGGTTGGGGGCGCTTTAGTCCGGGTTTGCCGGGATTGGCTGCATTATAAGAAGCTCTACCTTTAGCGTTTAAACCGCCTTCAGGGTTTTTGCCTTCTTTGCGTTGCCATGCAGGAGTCTTAGCCATTATGCAACATCCTTCTTAGCATCTACTGGGCGCAACATTGGGTATAGATAATCTTCCCCAAATGAACCTTCAAACTCGGTAATGCCCATATGGTTTAGTTTAATTGTGGGGTCAATCCAGACTTCATATCCATGGGCAGTAGCGCGATCGCAGAAAGTATAGTCTTCGCCAACATAACCTTCTGGGGTAGATTTAAAGTCAAAGAATGAATAGCAAAATTTGTCAGGATGTCCGTTTTCTACTCGGTCATCGTGGTATTTCCACTCAGGATGGTTGTCTCTGAGGGTTTCAAATACTTCTCTACGGATCAACATGAAAGCAGTGGCGATGCGTTTAGCCTTAACTAAACCATAGGCATTCATATAAATACCGCCATCTTCGTCTTGCTCTAATGTAGAAATGTAGGTCTTTTGTTTCTTACGGGCTACAGGAACGCCACCTACGATACCTTTTTTGGGGTCGGTATTCCAAGCCATCAAACGGAAAATGTCTTCTGCATTAAAGTTAATGTCAGAATCAATAAACATTAAATCCGTGCAATCTGAGGCTAAAAAGTCTTTAGCGATCAGGTTACGAACACGGGAAACTACAGAGCACCCAGAGATATTGCATATCTGGATTTGAACTCCGTGTTTAGGCGCTTCTACACAAAACTGGGCTAATGAAATAGCTAGTTTTACAGAAACCTTAAAATCATAGGCGGGAAGACCAAGCATGATCTTCCTACCTGCTAGATTAAAAGAACCTTGTGCTTGCATTGGTTCTGACATTTTTTATCCGTAAAAGACAACTACAGAAGCCGTATTAGTTACAGTTCCATGTAGATTGGTTTCAACCAGAATGCCTTCTCCTGGAATAATAACGCTATACGCACCAGCATTTGCTACGGCTGGGGTATTTAGCGTCAAAAGAATATCGCCGCTTGCTCCGTTATCTCTAAATACAACCGATCCAGCGGTTGTTCCTGGCACAACGTAAAGACCTTTCATGCGAATACGCCCTAAATTAGCAGGAGTACCAGCATTATTGGTTACTTGCCCAGTCGCAGTTAACGGTGCTGAGGCTTGTACATCAGTTTGCATCGCCATAATTAATCTCCAAAAAGTTAAAGTGGACTAGGGAAAACCCTAGCCCGCTAGATTAATTATTAAACGTGGTTTGGAACTGTCCGCCGTCAGAGTTACGAACTGAATACTGAATTACCAAAGTACCAGCACCAGCGCTTAGTGTAGCTGGGGTAAAGGTAACGATTGCATCAGTAGAACCAACGTTAGACCAAGTGCTCATTTGGCTTGCTGTACCATTTAAGCTTAATACTCCAGCAGTACCAGTAGTAATAGTGGCAGAAGCTGCGGCAGTACCATTAATTAGCACGGTAACCGTTCCAGACGAACCAGAAGTAAACGTGGTGGTCTGAAGAATAAAGATTTCGGTAATCAAAGCGCCAGCAGGCAATACAGCTACTTGCGTAGCAGCGCTAGTATTAAAAGCTACGGTAGCGTTTTGAGTTACGTTGGTGCAACCTGTGTTGCGGATAGTACCAGCAGTCGTGCCGGTAGTGTTTTTAACGGTACCTAATAGCCAAGGACCTAAGTGAGTAGCAAAACCCATGGTAGTTCTCCATACAAAGTTAGCTTATTAATCGTGTATGCGTCTGCTGGGACAGTTTAATAAGCTGGTTTCCCAGTTTCCACCATATTACTACTTTTTTATATAGATGCAAGTGTTTTATAAATAAAAATGCCCCTCCGAAGAGGGGCGCCAGGTCATCGAAATGACAAGGGGGGTTACCTATTAGGCTCCCTGTGATCCCCACATACCAAGGGGATCAGACCAGCCAAAGCTATAACGCTCACGTGACTTGTAGCGTACGTTGCCTGTGTCAAAATCTCCGTCCATTGAGTTGCTCAAAGGAGTACGAACAAAATGCTTCATACCATTTGGAACATCAGTGGTGAGGAAGTAAGCATTT